TCCTCTACTAGGTTCAAATCCTGCTGCAATTAAATCACTTCCTTTCACATCTGTTATATCAGAAAATTGTTTAGCATTGGGGAAATGCTTAGCCAATACCTGTTGGCATTGTTTATCTATCTCAACATTAGCAACTACCTCTACACCATTACGCTCCATAGCTAAATCAAAGCCGCCAGCACCAGCAAAGAGTGATACTCCAGTTAGTTTATTCATCAGTAGTAGTTGTGTTTAATATGGAACTTGTAGGCTCTACAAGGTGTGTGGTATCGCTTAGCAATATATTTAAGACCTCTAAGGATTTGGTATTCGCTTCGGTGATCTTTTTCTCCAAGCAGTTGAGCAATTCCGTAAGCGGAACTTCCCTGTTTATTGACTGCATAGTTATCAAACCTGCTCTCAGTGGTCCAAAGGGAGAGTAAGCATTGCCACTCTCTTCCTTCCCACCCGAAACCAGCCTTAGCGTAGTCTTTTGCGAGCTTTCTATTACGATCTTTCTCATTTTTAGTTGCCTTCCTATTCTCTATTACACCATCAGGTATTCTACCTACCTCTGGTGGAAATAATTTATTATGACCTAGACTTAGTAATCCTAGTGTTGCCATCAAGATCAAGCCATTTCTTACCCATTTGTTCATCAGCTTGCTTCTCCTCTTCTAAATAGGCACGATAAGTATCAGGATAGGTGTTAGCCAACCTGGTAAATGCTCTCTGCCTAGCTCGTTGGTAGTTGCGCTGACGAACCGCTTGATCGGCTGCAGCCTTTAATCGTTGTTTATTATTCATTTACTAAACCTATCCATACAATTAGCAATAGTAGCTAAGACTATTGGTGTTATCTCAAAGAAGCCTACTGTTAGTTTAGCATCTTCCTCTGTTGTTTCATACTGACCCACCCATACCTTGCTATCAGGTGGCGACTTACGATACCAGTCAATAGCCTCTAGGACATTTTCTCCGCCCCATATTGCTACTCCCTGACTATCTGATACCTCATAGAATACGATATTGGTCTTACCCCTGCGAGGTAATTCAATTACATCTTTCATCTTGTTCTCTCCCTCTCTCATTCATCTTCCCACATTCTATCAGGTTCAAAGCAGATACAATCTATTTCATCACAGTTGTCGCAGGTCTGATTTATACCTAGCGCAACATCATCACCGAATAGGTAGGCTGGCTCACTCACTCTTGACCTCCCTTGCCTTGACTAGTATTGCTTTCCCTTCTATTTGGTCAAAGGCTCTCCTGACCGCCCTCTGTAAGCCATTACCTGATAATTAGGTGCGCTATCTTCCGCCAATAATACGCCCTCCTCTGCTGTATTAAATAGCTTCACACTCACCCTCTTGTATGGCTCATCAACCTCGCTGACTACCACTATGAAGGCATAGTTTTTCTCTACCACTCTATTACCTCCTGTATCTTTACATCATCATAGCCTTCATCTTTCCAAAATTTAGCTGTGCTTTTCGCCTTATCGTAGGTGAGATAGTGGTCATTAACCTCAATACCACCTACCCATACTGTCCAATTACCCATTAGCCCTCTCCTTCTCTCTCTCAGTAGCGCTATCCATTAAGCAATTATCGCAAGCGATAGCCCCATTGTATTTGTGATACCACTCAAAGTTTTTTACCTCCCACCCACAAAATTGGCAGATATTCATTTCAGTTGCTCCCTCTCTTTCGTTAGTTGTATCAGCCGTTTAGCCGAACTCTCTATCTCCCGTAAATAATCCAGGCAATTACACTCTGTAATTGGAACTAAGTGGTCTCCACATATGGCAGGTGTAGCTTTCATACTTTCTCCCTTGTTAGTTCGCTAGGTCTAACACCATACTTTTCACAATTAGCAGGTGTTATTCGGTGATACTCAAAGTCCCATAGTTCACAGACTTGTGAGTGAGTTAAGTTAGATACCTCTAACTCTTTATAGTCATCATAATCTCGGATACTGTCAGCTATCTCTTTAATTGATTTCCAAAGATAGCCTTCTTTCCACCCTGTCCCTTGATTATCTATTACAAAGTAGCCCTTCATTTATTCCTCTCCCAGGTTAGTTCATCTAGATACCCCTCAAAGCTCATACCCTCGTGAGTTTCTTTATCCCACTTTTTAACCCATTCAGGCTCAGTATTAGGCTCTCTCCAATAGTTATCGTAGCCGTTAAACTCCTCCCAATATAGATTTACCTCATACTTATTACCTTCATACTCAAAGTAGATATACCGTTTCCAGCCAGTAGTCTCCTCTCTAGAGCCAGTAATTACTATCTCCTTCTCTAACTGTTGCTTCATCTTACTCATTACTCTTTCTCCTTTTCTTTTTCGCAGGGACACCAAGCCCCTAAATTTAACTTGCCGCATTTTGGGCAATTCCAAAATGTATTTTTTAACGGGTCTCTATCGCTCATCTCTTACCTTCTCTCTCTTGCTCTCTCTCCCTCTTACGTTGCTCACCTAGCTCACGCCAGGCTTTCATCTCTATTTCTCTGATCTCCTGCTCTATATCCATTAGCTAGCCCTCCTTATCTCTTGCTTAAATAAACGGATAGCTTCCCGCTTAGTGTGAAAGTAGTAAGTGCGGGTTAGTAGATACTCTCCCGCCCCCTCTCCCACTATTGCGGATATACGCCACGCCCCTTCGCTATTCCTATCTATAGTCATCTCTTGCCCTCTCTCTCTTTCTCTTGCCTATTTGGTAAGAGATAACCAGCTACCCTTGCCAGGATAGCCGATTAACCGCCACCAATTAGCCACACTTAATCAAATCGCCTACACAATACCCGCCACCCTGCCACCATAGGCGGGAGCTTATGAGATAAATTAGGGCGATTACACCCGCCCAGAATAGACACCTAACCGCTAAGCGTAGGCGGTAATAATTAGGTGAGCGCATTACTTGCCCCCCTTAAATAACTCGGATTTTTTGCCATAGGTTGCCACCGAATAGAGGGCTATTCCTTGCTCATCTCGCAATTCCCACCGAGTAGATGAATTAATATATCCAAGTTTTTTTAATTCCTCTAATGCTCGGTGCTCGTATTGCCTATCATAGCCGTATTCCATAGGCATAATTAAAACAATTTTACCATTGACCCAAACTCGGTTTGAAAAATAGGTATTACCGTTTAATTTATCAAACCATAAACGCCCCTCAATAAAAATCGAAGTAGGTTTTTCTATTGTTGCCGTTTCGTTCATTTCTTGCCCTTCCTTTCGTTTTCTGACCTCATCAGGGGGCGAGATACGCCCCGACACCCCCGAAGGGGTGTTTCGGTCTAGTTTAATTCCTCTCTAAAATTGTAGGTGTTGCCCTTTTTGTCTTCTATCTCGCAAGTGATGACAATTTTTCCGTTCTTGTTTTCCCATTTGGTAAAGCGATCGCCACAATCGCAAAGACAATCTAAATCGTTCATTATCTCTAGTGCGTCAATGTCGGTGGTTATTTTGTCGCAAGATAAACAGGTGGCTTTGATAATGCCGTGATAGGTGGCGTTCATTATTTTACCCTTTCAATTTTGTAAGTGGTATTTGTTGCGTTGTAGTTTTCTGGCTCGTTGTCCTCGTTGTAAGGCTCGTTTATTTGCAGAAGTAGATGACCTTCCAAATTGTTTAGTTGATCTTGAGTTAATTCCTTTTCAACTTGAAAAGAAATCTCTAATTTGTAGGTTTTTTTATTTTTGCATTTATTACACTCGAAACTCTTATGATATTCAGAGTTTCTAAAAATCTTTCCTTTGTGTTTTGGAGATATATTTCCGCAACTACCACAAGACCACATTTTCTTACCTTTCTTTTTGAGGGCTTTCCCCAATAGGTAAAGAATATCATAAAGTCTGCTTGTCTATCATAGGTTTTGAGGTGTTGCTGCAAAGCTCAGCTAGACATAAGGGGCAAACCAGGCAATAACTACCAAACCAGGCAATTAGGACAAATGGCACGAGCTTTGGATTGGCGAGGATTGGATTAGAGAGGCGATCAATTCAGGGCAAAGGGTAAGGGGTAGAGCGATTGGGTCAGGGTCAAAGGTGGCAAGGCTTTACCGTTGATTGGTAGAAATCAGATCGGTTTATTAACTTAGAATTGGGGGGTTTATTGTGCCGTAGGTGGAGTAAGCCTCTAATGCTTATCCAATACACCGCAACACCTAACCAATATGCTCAGCCCTGCCCCGATACACCGCAAAACCGACCCCCCCTTGATAAATCTGAAGCACACACGCCATATGTACCCCAAAAAAATATATTTCCTAAAGTGAAACCAGCTAGTCCGTAATGTCCGTTTTGATATACTTTATCTGTGATCTCTACCACATTTATAAAGATTTTTTGTGAGAAAACGGGAAATGTGCTATTTTTCCCGCCTTATATATAGTAGGGGAGTAAAACGGGCTGTGATGAGTTTTACGACCCGTCATCGCTACGGCGAAGCCTCCGCGATGCCCCTAAGGGCGAGCGAGGCTTTACCCCTCACTTCGCTGTAGCTCGTTCGGGAGCGTAACGTTCAAGTGAAGCGAACCGAACAGCACACACACACTTCGCGGCAGGTGTATTAGATTGATCGCTCCACTATCAATTTTCCTCCCCACTAGGTTAAGTTATCTCGTGGAGTTATCCACAGGTCTATCCACAAGGGAGATTAATGGCTGAGAACTCAGCAGATATCGCAAAAAGAATTATTCTTAATTGCGTTGCCGAAGCCTTCACTATAGAAGAGGCTTGCAAGTCTGCAGGTAAATCTATGAAAACCTACGAGTACTATCGTAGAACTGACAAGGTCTTCGCAGACAAGATAGACAGAACTAGGCTAGGTCTTAAGGACAAGCAGTTCGCATCAGGTGATGCTCACGATCTATCCTTTGCAGAGTTTAGGCAACGTTTCCTCCATAATAAGACCTTCCCCCATCAATTAAATCTAGTTGATGTGATAGAGGGTAGAGAACCCTCTTGGCTACATCCAGCTATGAAGTTTGAAAAGGGTATCGGTAATAACCGCATCCTTATCAACATACCTCCTAACCACGCTAAGTCCATCACTATCACAGTTGATTATGTAACTTGGCAAGTAGCCCAAAATCCTAACTTTCGTATCTTAATAGTTTCCCAAACCCAGCGCTTAGCAGCAGACTTTCTCTACGCTATTAAGCAACGTTTAACACATCCTATGTATGAAGAATTACAGACTGCCTATGCTGCTGGGGTTGGGTTCAAATCTAAATCAGCCTCCTGGCAAGCAACTAGAGTTACCTTCGGTGATGAACTCAGAGAGTCCTCTGAGAAAGATCCCAATATAGAAGCTGTCGGTATTGGTGGTCAGATCTACGGTAAGAGAGCCGATATGATCATCGTAGATGATGCTGTTACCTTATCTAACGCAAATGACTTTGAACGACAAATCAAATGGCTAACACAAGATGTTAGATCTCGTCTTAACCCAACAGGTAAATTAATTATCATTGGAACTAGAGTAGCCTCAGTAGATCTCTATAAAGAACTACGCAACCCAGATAGATATCCAGGTGGCTTAGTACCTTGGACCTACCTAGCAATGCCAGCACTATTAACTGCAGATGAGGATCCTAACAAGTGGGAAACTCTATGGCCTGCCTCTGATCAACCATTTGATGGCCAAACTGAAACGGATAAAAACGAAGATGGCTTATACCCAAGATGGAACGGGCGCAATCTTTTCAATGAACGGCAAAGTATGGATGCTTCAACTTGGGCACTCATTTACCAGCAACAAGACATCTCTGATGATGCAGTGTTTGATCCTGTCTGTGTTCGCGGTTCTATTGATGGTATGCGTAAGAGTGGTCGGCTTACCCCAGGTCATCCTGGTCACCCAAAAGATTTAAATGGTTTTTCTATAGTCTGTGGTTTAGACCCAGCTATGGTAGGAGATACTGCAGCAGTATGTTATGCGATAGATCGCATTAACCATAAACGCTACATCGTAGATGCTATCAAGATTACCCGCCCTACACCTGCACAAATTCGTGACCTAATATTCAACTGGACCTCTATCTACGGTCCTAGCGAATGGGTAGTAGAACGTAACGCCTTCCAATCTTTCTTAACCCAAGATGAAGGTATTAGAGCACACCTTGCAACTAGAGGTGTTATTCTACGAGAGCATCATACTGGTAATAACAAATGGGATGCAGGCTTTGGTGTAGCCTCTATGTCTACCTTATTTGGTACTAAGCAACAAGATGGTAAACACCATAGAGATAATTTAATCCACCTACCTAGTGATCAAACTGAGAATGTAAAGTCTTTGATAGAGCAGTTAATTACTTGGTCACCTACTACTAAAGGTAAAACCGATATGGTTATGGCCTTGTGGTTCTGTGAGATTAGAGCAAGGGAGATGCTCAATCAAGGTATCCACGCTAAGCATCATATGACAAATCCATTTCTATCAAATGCAGAGAAGCGTAAACGCACAGTCATCAATATAGATGAGATGCTAAACGAAAAACAACGAACCTTTATATAAGGGAGAACAATTGCTAACAGTTAAAGAGATCGCAGCAAAAGCGACTAGATTACAGACTAAGTACGCAGCTCGTGATCAACGTATGCGAGATGTACTGTCAGTACGTCAAGGTGATATGTCTAAGGTTTATCCTTCTATGTTCTCCGAGGATTATCCAAAACCATTAGTTGCTAACTTTATTGATGTAGCAGCAAGAGACCTAGCAGAAGCAATGGCACCTATGCCATCATTTAACTGCTCAGCTACTAATATGGTTTCAGATACTCAGCGCAAGGCTGCTGATATTAGAACTCGTATTGCTAATTACTACGTAGCCTCATCTGATCTACCATTACAGATGTACTCAGGAGCTGACTGGTTTAATACCTACGGTATGTTACCTGCTCTTGTAGAGATGGATTATGAGGGCAACAATCCTAGAATACGACTACTTAATCCTTTCGGTGTCTATCCAGAGATTGACCGTTTTGGTCGTACTATCTCATTAACACAGGTTGTAGTTTCCGATGCTGAATCTTTAGCAGCACAGTTCCCTGAGTACGCTAGTGAGATTCTAAACGTTCGTAGCGTTTACCAATCAGCATCACCATATCTATCAGTAATGCGTTACCACGATAAAGACCAAGATATGCTCTTTATCCCAGAACGCAACAACTTAATTTTATCTAATACACCTAACCCAATTGGTAAGTGTTTAGCCCGCGTTGCAGTTCGCTCATCTTTAGATGGCGAAGCTCGCGGTCAGTTTGATGATGTATTAGCAGTACAACTTGCTAGAGCAAGATTTGCTATCCTACAGATTCAAGCAGCAGAGAAATCAATCCAAGCACCTATTGCTATTCCACAAGATGTGCAAGAGTTAGCACTTGGTCCTGATTCAATTATGCGTTCTGCTAATCCACAAGGTATTCGTAGAGTTCCACTAGAACTACCAGCAGGAGTCTTTACAGAGTCTGGTGTACTAGAAAGAGAATTGCGACTAGGCGCTAGATATCCTGAATCTCGTTCAGGACAGATAGATGCTTCTATCATTACTGGTCGCGGTGTTCAAGCATTACAAGCAGGCTTTGATACACAGATCAAAGCAGCACAAGCACAGTTTGCTAAGTTGTTCCAAGATGTAATTGGTCTATGCTTTGAAGTAGATGAGAAGATCTTTGGATCAATGACTAAATCTATCAAGGGTACTGATGATGGTACTCCTTACACAATGAAGTACACACCTTCAAGAGATATCAAAGGTGAGTATGGAGTTGATGTCCGTTACGGAATTATGTCTGGAATGGATCCTAATAGAGCAATCATCGCACTTCTCCAGATGCGCTCAGATAAACTCGTTAGCCGCGATTATGTTCGCAGAGAGATACCACTAGATCTAAATGTTACACAAGAAGAACAAAGGGTTGACATTGAAGAGATGCGCGATTCTCTTAGGGTTGCTGTTGCTCAGTATGCACAAGCTATACCCGCACTTGCTTCCCAAGGTCAAGACCCAACTCAAATCATTTCTAGAATCGCAGAAGTAATCCAAGGCCGTCAAAAAGGACAAGCCTTAGAAACAGTAGTAGAAAAAGCGTTTGCACCAGAACCTGTTGCACCGCAAGCACCAGCACTACCTGGTGCACAACAACTTCCAGTAGCAGAAGCGGCACCCGCACCTGCCTCGCAGCAGCCTCAAGGACAACCACAAGGCGGAGTTACCCCTGCTACTGGCCAAGCTCCAGATATCGGACAACTACTCGCCGCCATTGGCGGAGCGTAAAGGAGGTGGAAAATGAATAAGGGATCAAGAGCAGCAGCACCAACCGCAAAGCCAACTGAGGGCAAGAACAAGCCAGCAGGAAAAGAAGGCGGAAAAGTGTTCTTCGGATATGCAGCACCAGGCCGTAAAGGTAAGTCAGTAAAGAAGTAGAATAGTTTAGAAAGGAGCTGGGCGTTATGGATGATGATCTACAGCGCCCAGTTCGTTCATCTGATTTTTTAGTAGTAATAACAGGATTTGCATTAAATTTAATTAGCGCATTTGAAGCGCTGGCAGAAGATCTGCATAATATGAGTATTTATAATTCACAACAGAAAAGCCAAGAAGCAAAAGTTTGGCAGAAGTTTTCACAAGATTTAGAAACTATTAAGGAGAACAAAGATGGCTAGAGGCCCATTAGCAGGA